TCATGTGCTATAAATGACGATTTTAAAAACTATAAAAACGATAATTTTTTTCCAGACTATATTGAAATAAATAACATATATAAAAAAACAAATTACTTGATTCATGATACGATTACGATAGTTAACTATAATAGCACAAATTTAAAAAATGAAATATACGATATAGTAAAAAATGATAAAACTAATAAAACACTCATCGGTTCTGAAAGTATATATATAACTACTTTACTTTCAAATTATTTTAATATACCATGTTTATGCATTGGAACTACTTATAATGAGGATGATTTATATAATAATGTATATACTACATATAATGAAAGTAGTAGTAATCCAAAGAAGATGCAACGAGAAAATTTAAAAAAAATAATGATAAAATTTACATCACTTTTTTAGATATAACTACCATTTATTTTTCTTCACTTGAATCTTCGGTCCTTGGCCTTTGCGTTTAATACTTGATGGGTCATATTGTTCCTCTTCCTCATCCGAATGAATATCTTTCGACATTTCCCAGAACTCTTTCGCACCTAATTTAAATGGTCCATGCGTTTGCGCCTTATACCAGAATATCTGGTCATGTAGTTTATTCGACTTGGCGTTGTTGTTTATTACAAGGCACTCAAAATTTTCCGTGCACTGGTCCATCACTTGGCAAAAGCTTTCAAATGTCGGAAACATACCTGCGTAGTTCTCATATATTCTTTTGCGATTCCCAATATAGGGTTCGCGCAGAATAAAAACATAGTCAATATTGGTTCTTAAATTTGGTGGAATACCGAGAGGATACTGCATAGTAATTACAAGCATCACTTTCCAGTGACGTCCGTTCATAAAGAGTAGACGCATCATGACATCTTTCGTCCATTTATTATCGAACAGACAATCATCTAAAACAACGAATGTTCGTGGATCAATCGTGCTTCGCTTATATGTCTCAATCTCTTTCTTCATTTGTTTTAAAACTGCTTTTTGTCGTTTTAAAATATTCTCAATAATGGCGGTATTGTATGCATCATGGATGAATAGCTTGGGGACGTGTTCACCGAAGAATCCGTTGCCCGCCTCTGTGCCAGATATAACAGTACCAATAGGAATATCTTGGTGATAATACATTAAATCTTTTACTAAAAAACTTTTACCTGTATCACGACGTCCGATTAGAACGATAACGGGGCCTTTATTTTCGTCGGGTCTAAAACTGATTGACCTCATATCAAACTTTGCTAATTCTAATCCAACACTCATTTGTATATTCTATCTATCTTCTTATATATACTTGTGATTGGCTTCTAACTAATAATATATATTATAATACAAATTAAAAAATATAAAATATACAACGCAATAGTGAAATAGTGAAATAGTGAAATAGTGAAATAGTGAAATAGTTAAAATAGATATTATTAGTTTAAAATGTAATAAAATTATGTGTTTAATTTATTAAATAATATAGGATGAAGATTGATATTGAAGGGAAAGAAGCATGCGATGCTACTACAAAAACAACTGATGACTTTTTTTCACTATATTATAGGAAAATAGATAATGAAGACTTTTTTAATTCTTTAGAAACATCCGAAATTAAAATGCGAAATTCCATGAATTATATACCCATCTATGAAAGTTATTTCAACATGAATGAGACAAACTATAACTCTTTTAACTTAAACCAGCGTTATTATGTATCATGTCTTTCTGGTGTTGTTGATAGAAATAATATTCAAGCAGCATTAGTGGACACATTTAAAAGTAATGAAAAGGAGAATTCGTTTATGATTGAGCATAAACCAGTATATATAAAATTCTCTCCTTTGCTTGACCCTTTAAAATATCTATCAGGGAAGTATGCATTGATAGATGCTAGTGACTGCGACGAAGTAGTATCTGTTCCAAAGTTATCTAAAATTCTTCCACCATCGGGTATTCCAAAAGTAAATGATAAAAATAATTCATCATATGTTGATAGTTTTTTTTCTTATTTATCGTGTCAGCTTTTAAACCATCATAATTTTATACACGGACTTGACTTTTATGGTTCATTTAATGGTATTAAGTCTAATTTTTATTACAATGCGATAGATGATATTGATTATTTAGATAAGAACACATTTTTTAGTAAAAATAAAGGCATATTGTTTAACATTGAAGATGAAAGTTATAACTATGGTGAAAATGCTGGATATAATGATAGTGATGATGACCATATAAGTTTAGACTCTATGGGAAAAGTAAAACCGCGAAATAACACGCGCAACCGACGTTCTAAAATAAAAATAGTGCACGGCGGTGATGGCGGTGATGGCGGTGATGGCGGTGATGGCGGTGGCATTGTTGGTGGCGGCGACACTAGTGATATACAATATATCATTCATGACGATTTTAACAATATAAGTAATGATTTGAATGCAGTTTTTGATACAAGTGTCGCTGAAAATGAGTTATTATCAATAACAGATATTAACTTAGAATCATTGGTGGGAGTAGATACCGACTCTATTTTAAATTCAAATATTAAATTAAAAGAATATCAAAGCGACGACAATAATGATGACGATAGTGATGACAATAGTGATACTGATATGAATAGTGAAATAGAACATGGAAATGGAAATGATGATAATAATAATAGTGATATTTCTGAAAATGATGATTCGTCGTGTTCATCACGTTCTTCTTATACGTCGTGTAGTGAGAGTGATGGCGGGGATGGCGTGGGCGGTAGTCATACGATAGAGAAAGGAGAGAAAGGAGAGAAAGGAGAGAAAGGAGAGAAAGGAGAGAAAAAAATAAAAATAGAAAATGGAAAAATAGATCAAAAAGACGATCGCGACAAGGATAATAATAATAATAATAATAATAATAATAAAAATGGTGATGCAGATCGAGACGGAGACGAAGTTGATGGTGGAGATGAAGATGACGAATATTCAGATTATGACGAAGATGAAACATTATGGGCGGTTATAAATGATTTCCCTGTTACCGCTATTATGCTTGAAAAATGCGATAATACTCTTGATTCGCTTATGATGGGCGAGGAAGAAATGAGCGACGGCGAATGGAAATCTGCGCTTATGCAGGTTATCATGACGCTTATTGCATACCAAAAAGTGTTTGGATTTACACATAACGATCTTCATACCAACAACGTCATGTTTGTGCATACAGATAAAGCGTATGTATATTATCTTTTTAACAAAAAGTATTATCGTGTCCCTACGTATCATCGTATTTTCAAGATTATCGATTTTGGGCGTGCAATTTACAAATACAAGGGACGACTCATCTGCAGCGATAGTTTTAGCAGCACAGGCGATGCAGCTACGCAATATAACATCGAACCTTACTTCAACGATAAGAAGCCAAGATTAGAACCGAATTTTAGTTTTGATTTGTGTCGCCTAGGCTGTTCTATTTTCGATTATTTTATTGATAATATTGGGGATATTGCTAAAGTATGTAAGACGAATGCGATAGCAAAACTAATAGTGGAGTGGGTAACTGATGATCAAAATAGGAATATTTTGTATAAAACCAGTGGCGAAGAGAGATATCCTGACTTTAAATTGTACAAAATGATTGCGAGAAGTGTGCATAAACATACACCCCAAGCACAACTTTCAAAATCTATATTTGCCGACTACGAAGTTCCTAAAAAGAATATAAAAACGTCAAATCGTGTTATGAATATTGATAAATTGCCGTGCTATATGGATTAGTAAGTAGACCAAAGTTTGGTATTAAATTATTTATACACGTGGTTGTAAATAATTTAATAGTATATATTATGCATTTGGATGCGGATGCATTTGGATGCGGATGCATTTGGATGCGGATGCATTTGGATCCACTTAAAACCCAGCATCACCGGTAAATATTTCCGGTTTTGCATTTCCTAAAATGGCAGGTGTTTCATAAAATTGTTTTACGATATAGTATCCTAAAATATAGCAAATAAAGACAAGGGCTGCGTCGCGAAGTGCATTTTTCATTGGATGGCTATTTCCTTCTGCGCCTTCTTCAGTAGATGGTTTTGAAATAAACCGAAAGTCGATAAACTTTGCTAAAAGAAAAATAGCTGCAACTGCGGCAGCCGAGATATATAGATTACTATCCATGTGATTGTTTATTTGTTTCTCCTATTCTAATCTATAAAGGAATAATCTATTACGTTTTTTTACGAATAAATTAAAATTAGTTATTTTCTAATGAGTTAACATAAATTAAATAAGACAATAATAATCCAAAAAAGTTCTTTGAAAAAAGGTCTAAAATATTATAAATCGTATTTTTTATATAGTATGGTAAAATACCAACTATTCCATATAAACTCCAAAAAAATAAAAAGTATAAAAATAGTTTTAATATAGTAGTATTTATATTTGTCGTCGCGGCGTCGGTATGAGCCTCGGTATTAGTATTACTCTTTACAAAGTTATTATAAATTAGATAGTAGTAAATCGAAAAAGGAATAAAACCAATCAAAACTCCCCACACTAAAGGAATTATATTTTTTTCTCCTAGATATCCAAATAATAACATGAATGCGTTTAGTAGAACTATAGTAGAAATAATAGCATAGTTACCGCGTAGTATACTAAAAATGTCTACATGATTTTCACCATTTCCTCTTAAAAATATCATATAACATATCAACGATATTAACATAATAGGGGTTGTTATAACCCAGTCCATATATCGTTTTGCTGTTATGTTTGTTACATTCTGTATATTAAAAAACAACCACGCATAAAAAGACCCCTGAATAACTTGGACTATATTTTCTAATACCAAAAGTTGTTTTAAAATCATATATGCCGGAGAAACACTTATAAACATTGAAAAAAATTGGATAAGTGCGGCTATAATCTGAACTACTACAGATACTTTAAGTGACGCGTGTAAATATGTTTTTTTAAATACATCACTATCCATTTTGCGTAATGCGTAATGCGTAACAGAAATGAATTATATAATTATATATTACTATACACAATTATATAAAATAAAATAAAATAAAATAAAATAAAATAAAATAGTTATAATTTCAGCCTAATAACTATCAATCATAGGAATTTCGTCTATCGTAAGTTCTACATCACTATTACCACCCTCCTCATCTGATCCTAATCCCGACGCACTATCATTATCCGCGGGGAAAGCATCCACGTTTAGTTCAACATTGTCACCGATTTTTAGTTTTACATTTTCAGAATAGTCGCCATCGCCATCGTCATCGCCATCGTCAATGTCATAGTCATCGTCGTAGTCATCTAGTGAAGTATTTTTATTTTCATTAGGCGGTATTGGTATTATTTCGTTATTATCCATATTAAAACTTACGTTTGAGCCGCCGCTGCTATTACTTTCACTTGCGCTTGAACTGGATGCTTTAATTATTTCAAGTTTTTCTTTCTCTTCTTTTGATATTTTTTCAGATTCTTCTGATGAAGGATTTGTCATGGTGCCTGCCGCTCCACCTCCAGCATGTTGTTGAACTATCGGTTCTTGAGAAACAATTTCATCTTTTTCGTGAACTTCGATTACATCTTCTATCGTTTCGGTCATATACAATTTGAGCAACTCTTCTACGGGAATATTTTCACGAATCGTTTGTACTATACATTCACGAATAACGACTTCTAAGTCTCTTGCATTTCGCTGCAACTTCAGCGACGACACACCTGTCTCAAATAAATAAACATTCGTATAAATCTTTCTAGCAGCATTAATATACACTTTATGAATAAATTCGTCTAAATTTGGAACATTGACGTTTACCTTCTTTTGTTTTGTTCCTACGCGCATACATGACAACATTTTAAGTTGATTGATATGAACACACGTTATAAGATCGGGAATATACGAGCAATTACTTTTCTCCTTAATTCGTTCGCACTCTTGGGAAATAATATTCGGATTCCACTTTGGGACACGTGTCAAAAAATTCTGAAACGTCATCAAATATTTTGGCTTCTCATCATTTTCAATACATAATTTCCACGATTCGTCGAAAATTGATTTGACGCCGTCGATAATACAAGGTGTTAATAAAGTGATTAGTCGTGAACAATACTCGTTTCGCGACTCTTGTAAACTACTTAGTGAAAAATCGTCCATGTTAACTACTTTACATAAACGAAATATTTTCTAAAGTCATATTGCTACGAAAAAGAAAAAAGTGCAAAATAAACAACATTAATAATTTTTCATTTCTAAATTCTTTTCGTATTTTATTAAATGTAATCATAAAGTCATATTTTTGTTCGTCACTGATTCGAGTAGGCGGCGACATTTCTATATACCTAATAACGTCTAAACTATTATAACCTTTTTCATAAAACTTTGTGCACATTTCGACTAATTCAACTAGCGTATACTCTTTAGTTACACTATCATCTAGCTCTCGTTTAATATTTTCACATTTATTTTTCGCAAGTTTGTCAAGACCGAACGTTTCCTTAATTGCATATTTGTGTAAGTTAACTACTTTATGGTTTATAATAGGCTCGGGCACAAATATCTCGCAAAAACGCGACAATATAGGTTTCAGTAGTTTATACTTGTCTTCCACGATAATAAAAAATCGCGTAGAATGACTAAATAGTTCAATACAACGTCGTAATGCAGACTGCGCATCTATAGTCAACTTATCCGCATTCGACAAAACTATCGTCTTAAACGTTTCGCCATCTTTTACATTAATATTTGTTCGTGCAAATAATTTCAATTCTTCGCGAATAAATCGTATCCCCTTTCCGTGTGCGCAGTTCACCTCCATTACATAATTTTTTATAGACTCCTTATTATGGTTATAAATATCCTGTATGAATAATTTTACTAACGTTCTTTTACCACAGCCTGATACGCCATGGAAAATAATATTGGGGATTTTTTTGATTTCTATGAAATATTTTAATTTTTCTTGTATGTCTGTGTGAATTTGTAGTAGTTGACTTTTAGTATTATCATCATGATGTTTTGTATTTTCTATCGATGTCATATAGTGGTATAGTGGTATAGTGGTATAGTGGTATAGTGGTATAATAATAAGTAACTTTTATATTTAATATTAAATTCGAGATTAATATTAAATTTGGGAATAATATTATTGCGCTATGAATTTTCATTCATAATGTCCGTATATGTTTTTATCCGTAAAGATAATTCGTATATATTATGTCACAGGTTTACTATGGTATTTCACATATTATTATAAATATATTAATAAATACGTAATATTTAAAACTATTAAATATATTTAATAATTATAATGACATTATGTGTTATATTAAATTATATTTAATAGTATTTTTAATAGTATTTTTTGTGCAATTATATTTTATTTTATCCTATTTTTATAAATTTTCCAAAAAATATTTATTTACAAATGAAATAAACTTAACTGAAAAATATGGAACAAATACTTGGGTAATAGTAACTGGGTGTAGTTCAGGGCAAGGAGAATTAATTTGCTATGAATTTGCAAAAAGAAATTTCAATATAATTTTAATGGGATATAAAGGAATTAAAAAGGTAGAAAAAATAATAAATGATAATTTCAAAAATATTAAAACTATAAGGTGTGTAACAAATTTTTGTAAAGCATATAAAAAAAATTATTTCAAAAAAATAGAAAGCATTCTTGATAATTTAGATGGTGAATTATCTTTCTTAGTTAATAATATTGGGCATCGAACAGCGTGGTATCCTTATCACGAAATGCCAGAACAAAAAATTAATGATACTATCGTATGTGGGACAATCGTCCAATCTAGGTTAACTCAAATTGCTATAAAACATTTTGAAAATAGAAAAAATAAAGAATACAAATCGGGTATTATTAATATTACTTCAATGTGTATGCATACATCTACATTTTTTGGTATGATGAATTATATTTCAATTCCATATTTATCTGTTTATGAAGCATCTAATGCATTTGGATTTTACCATTCAAACTCTATACAAAAAGAATATGAAAAAACTATTGATATTTTAAATATTACACCAGGTGCAGTTATTACAAGTAATACACCCTATTTAAAAAATGTATGGTTTTCAATTAATTCAGATCAATATGTAAAAAATATATTCAAACTTATTGGAAATTATACTGGTCCACAATGTTCTTATTGGAAACATGAAATTTCATCAATTTTATATCCTTTTGTTGATTCAGATAATATTTTGTTACAAGTTGGAAAATTAATTTCTAATGAATATATGTCATTAATTAAATAATTATACCATCACATATTTTTTTTGTATGTATGTACAATTCATATGAACTTTTATCATCAATTAAATCATTGTTTTCTATTTTTTCAATATTATTACTCATCGCATTAATTCCATAAAAATCACCACATTTTATTTTTTCATTTCCTATACATTTTATTATAAATTCACAAGGAAAATCTATACTTCTTGAAAAGCATCTTACTATTGTTTTAAAAAAAAATGGTAATTTTGATTTATCCAACAATCCTGTTTTACACATTCCTGGATGAAGACTATAAATTTTGATATTGGAATTATTATTTAGTACTTTTTTATTTAAATAATTTGTATACAATAACATTGCTAATTTAGATTGTTGGTAGTATAAATGAGAATAGTATATATCTTGAATAGAATAATTACTTACTTTAACATCTTTACAAAAAAATGTTTCGTCGTATTTTTTTTTTGGTATATTAAAAGACATACTTGATATATTTATAATCTCTATTTTTTTCTTTTTATTTTCTTCATCTTTATTGTGATTTTTTATTAATAATTCAGAAAGTAAAGCGTGAGAAATATAATTGGTTTGGATTTGTTTATTATATCCATCTTTCGTATTACTATTTGAACTATTTGTTATTCCTGCATTATTTATTAAAATATCAACCCCATTTGGAAATAATGATATTATTTTTTTATAGGCATTAGTTACACTTAAAAAATCAGTCAAGTCACAATCAATATATATATTTGTTTTTAAATTTAAATTATTATTATTATTATTATTACGATTTAAGCAAATAATTTTAGCATTTGTATTGTTTTTAAACCATATTGATAGTCTTTCACCAATTCCTGAGGAACATCCAGTTATAGCTATAACTTTATTATCAAATCTTGAGTTATTTAAATTTAATTTAAATTCCTCACAATAGTTTATATTTTTGGTAAAAAAATACTCAAATATATTACTTTGAGAATGTATAAATAACAATGGTATAAAAATTATCATTAGAAATATAGCAACTGGATTCTTATTATACAAATATTTAAGAATAATAATAGTACATACTGGTGCAGCAATACAATACTTGATAAAGTTATTTAATAATTCTTTATCTTTTTTAAACTTAAATAATAATAAATTTATTGGACCGCGCCAATATTTATCTTGAAATATTTCTTTTTCTATTCTTGCTAATATACAACCATTGAAATAATAATTTGAATATATTACAAATGCCCAAATTAATACATAAATATGATAATTATTATTTACTTTTTTTTTTAAAAGATTAAATATGATAAATACTCCAAATATAATATGAATAGATACTGCTAACCATCCTGCAATTATTTTATTTTTACTAAAATATAACATCCATTTTGAAGTTAAATCAACTATAATTTTTGTATTATTTTTACGGGACTCTAAGTCAAACATTATAATAATATATTTTTATATATTTATTGATAAAATACAACTTATAATTTATCAATAATTTTAACATATTATTTAATCAGTTTCAAAATTTATTATAGTCTTATAGTCTTACTGCTTTAATATATAAAAGTGTATAACTACAATATCGTATACATATACTTTGTATCATAATCCACCATCATATTTATCAATTCATCAAATGTTGTCTTCGGTTCCCATCCTAAAGTTGTCATCGCTTTCGTAGAGTCCCCTTGCAATACATCTACTTCCGTTGGGCGATAGTATTTTTCACTAATAAAAATCATCGCTTGTCCAGTTTTGACATTGTATCCCACTTCACTCAACCCACAGCCCTCCCATTTTATTTCAAACCCGCATCTCGCAAATGCTTTTTCAATCATTTCGCGAATCGTATGCGTCTCCCCCGTCGCCAATACATAGTCGTCGGGGGTATCATGTTGCAACATCATCCACATCCCTTCTACGTAATCTTGCGCATTTCCTAAATCACGTTTTGCATCCAAGTTTCCTAAAACAAGGCGGTCTGTTTCACCCCTAATTATTTTACCCAAACCCAGTGTTATTTTTCGCTCCACAAAATTGTGCCCACGCCGTATACCCCCGTGATTAAAAAGAATACCATTGCATGCGAACATTCCATATGCTTCGCGATAATTTTTTACCATCCAATAGGAATATAATTTTGCAATTGCGTATGGCGATCGTGGATAAAATGGCGTGTTTTCATTTTGAGGAATATGTTCGGGGGCAGCTTTTCCGTAAAGTTCGCTTGTCGATGCCTGATAAAATCGCACAACTTTTTCAAGATTACTATTGCGAATCGCCTCTAGTAACTTCAATGTCCCAAAAGCGCATGTATCGGCAGTATATTCCGGCATCTCAAATGATATTTTTACATGTGACTGCGCTGCTAAGTTATATACCTCGAGACGCTGCATATTTGTATACGTGTTTTTAATATGGTTTAAAATCTTTTCTAAACATGAACTATCGGTGATATCCCCGTAGTGTAGTTTCAAGTTTTTATCATGAAATATGTGTTCAATGCGGGATGTATTCATCGTAGACGAACGGCGAATCAATCCATGAACGATATAACCTTTTGATAAAAGTAATTCGGCAAGATATGAACCATCTTGACCGGTTATGCCCGTAATAAATGCAAGCTTGGTGTCGATGTTGATGTAGGTAGTGTTGTTTACTCCACTCATTATAGTTTTCAAACACTAAAAATAATATTGTATGTTTAATATTATTTTTAAGATAGTTTTATATTATTTTTTATGTAATTATTATTGTTACAGGTTAAGATAAATACGCCGCATCTGAAGAAGTTTTTACTAAATTAGAAGACAAAGATGCCTGAACATAAGTTGTAGAGGTGGGGGGCATAACTTGTCTTCCTACACATCGAGTTTCTTTACCTGTGCCAAAAGGTGGAACATATAATGGGGTATGTGAATATACTTCTGGAGTTTCATTCCCTTGTTTAATAAATAGTTTTACTTCTTCATTAAAATTGCTCGATGGCGAATTTAATACATCTACGCTAGCGTATTTTGTATGAATTGAATTTTTATCGGTTTCTTCACCTCTTGCCATTCTTGAAGCAACATCTTTCTTCCTCGAGTTTATAATATCTAACTCCACTTCGTCATTTTCTTTTGCTGACTTTTTATCAACAATCTTTTGCTTTTGTTTTTCGGTTATCTTATTAATAAAAAAATACATACCGACTCCTAAAAAAATAAAAACAAATATAATTAAAGGAATAGACTCGTTTGTTTTTAAAAATGAAAATGGTGAACTTGAACTAAAACTTCTCATATTGTTTATATGGATTATTGACTCCAATTATATTGATATAGTTATGTTATGTTATAATATATTATATTATTTTTTGTATTACTTTTGTTATGTATTAGTTTATTATGTATTAGTTTATTATGTATTAGTTTATTATGTATTATATTATACAATTATTTATATAATATAATATAAAAATATATAAGTTACTAAACCTTATATGTGTTAAGCATTAAACACATATCTCTTTTTCTAC